AGTCGCCAAGCGGCGCGACATGATCCTCAACACGGTGTGGGACGGCACTGAACAGAGCCTGCAGGCGATCCAGGAAGCTGGCGAGATGGCGATGCAGAGCGGCCAGCTCGCCGGCGTGACCATGGGCGGGCCGCCAGCGCCTCCGGGGGCGCCGCCGGGTATGAATGCGCCCATGGGGCCTCCCGGCCTGCCTGGAGCCCCGCCAGGGCCGCCAGCGCCCGGCGGACCCCCTGGCGCGCCTCCGGGGTTGGGGGTTGCGCCGCCAGGAACCAACCCGATGCTGCCGCAGATGATGAGCCAAGGCATGGCGATCATCCAGGACGCGACTCAGGTCAAGCAGCAGACGGAGCTCCTCGACAAAATCGCCAAGACGCTGGAGCTGCTCTACGCCTACCAGGTTGGGCAGCAGCTGCACCCGTTCAAGCAATTGATGAAGATGACGGTGCGGCGCGCGCTCACGGTGGGTGTGGCCTACGTCAAGCTCGGCTTCGAGCGGGTGATGCAGAAGCGGCCGGACGTGATCGCCAAGCTCAGTGACATCAGTGAACGCCTCGGCACCCTCGAACGCTTAGCCGCGGATATCGCTGACGACGAGAGCGACCCGGATTCGGCTGAAGCCGAACAGCTCCGGCTGCTGATTCAGGATCTGCAGGGCGAGCAGGAATTCATCGCCCACGAGGGCCTGACTTACGATTATCCCAGCTCGTTCTCGATCATTCCCGACACCAAGTGCATCCATCTGCGCGGTTTTCTCGGCTCCGATTGGGTGGCGCAGGAATACATCCTCAGCCCCAACGAAGTGAAAGAGATTTACGGTCGCGACGTCGGCAAGTCGTACATCTCGTATAGCCGGCCGGATAGCGGCCTGAACGCTGGCGTGCGGGCCTATGGCTTGATGCAGATGGGTCCGAACGATCGAGAAAAAGGCACCCGTGACGACAAGCAATGCTGCTGCATCTGGGAAATCTACAATCGCAAAGACGGGCTGGTTTATATCGTCTGCGACGGCTACCCGGATTTCATGCGCGAGCCTGGCGCGCCGGATACGCCGCTGGAGCGTTTTTGGCCTTGGTTCACTTTGACCTTCAACGAGACCGACCACGAGGACGATATTTTTCCGCCCTCCGACGTGCGGCTGATGAAGGACATGCAGCTTGATTACAACACCGCGCGGCAGGGCATGCGCGAGCACCGGCGGGCGGCGCGGCCGAAGACGGTGGTCAGCGCCGGCGCGCTTGATGCGGAGGACGTCGAGAAGCTGGAATCGCATCCCTCGAACGCCATCCTCGAATTGAATGGCCTGCAGTCGGGGCAGAAGGTCGGGGATCTCTTGCAAGCCTTCACTGGCCCCGAGATCAATCCCGCGCTCTATGATGTCGCGCCCTATTTTGAAGACACGTTGCGGGTGGTCGGGTTCCAAGAGGCCAATATGGGGCCGACCAATTCGGACAGCGCGACGCAGTCGCAAATCGCCGAAGCGTCGCGCACGACGACGATGGATTCGAACGTCGACGACCTCGACGACCTCCTGACCCATCTTGCTAAGTACGGCGGCCAGCTCTTGTTCTCGAATGTATCTGAAGCGACGGTCAAGCGGATCGTCGGGCCTGGCGCGGTATGGCCGGATCTCACTCGGCAGCAGATTGCGGAAGAGGTTTGGCTGGAGATCGAGGCCGGCAGCTCGGGCAACCCCAACCAGGCGCAGCAGATCGCCAACGCGCAAAAGATTTATCCGCTGGTGATGCAGATCCCCGGCATCGATCCCGAATTCCTCGCGCGCGACCTCCTGCACCGTCTCGACGACAAGCTCGACCTCACCCAAGCCTTCAAGTCGCCGCTGCCCTCGATCGTGGCCATGAACACCATGTCGCGCGGACCTGGCGGTCCGGCGCCGCCCGGCCAGGTGGCGACGCCGCCGGCCGGCGGAACGCCGAAATCGCCACAGATGCAGGGGCCGGCTGGCGACCAGAACGCGCCGCAGAATCCGCGGCCAGGCGGCAGCTTCCCGCCGCCGACGCCAGGCCCCGCGTCAGGGCCGGCGGTCCCGACACCTGGTATGGGGCGGCTGACCGGGCCGACGCATTGAGGAGAACGCCATGAGCCCGCTTGGAATCGTCCTGCTTGTGATCCTGGTTCTGGTGCTGCTCGGGGGCTTGGGAGGCGGCAGCTACGTGCCCTATTGGGGCTACGGCTATGGCGCGGGCCATGGCGGCATTGGGGTCGTTGGAATCATTCTGATCATTATTTTGGTTCTGTTGTTTATGGGCCGCATCTAACTGCATGGTGTTGCGTGTTTGCCAGAAATGCGGCACAACCCCCAACCCATGGGACGTAAAAACTAATGGAAAACGACGGGACGTCCACCGTCGCACCAGATTCGGGCTCGACGCCGGCGCCGGCCGGCGGTGAAGCTCCAGGCGCTGTTGCCTCAACTCCAGCCGCGCCCGACGTATCGAGGGAATCGTCAACCCCGCCCGGCGAAAAGGCCGAGAGCCGCGAGTCGCTGCTCGACGTCGTCCGTAAGGCCGCTCCCCGCAAGGAAGCGCAGCCTGGTCCCGGCGACGAACGTGGCGTCTCAAGGTCAGGAGAGTCGGCAGCTCCTGGCGCGCCGTCGAAAGACGATCCAGGCCCGATAACCCAGGCGGAAATAGACGCTTACTCACCGCGCACGCGAAAGCGCATCGACGAGTTTCGAAACGAGATTAAGGGGCTCCGGTCCCAGATCGCGCCGCTCGAAGCTCAGGCCAAGACCACGCAAGAGCTGCAGAATTTCCTGAAACAGGCGGACATCGCCAAGGAAGATTTCGGGCTCGTGCTGGATCTAGCCGCGGCGATGCGACGTGGCGACTTCAGGACCTTCCTGGAGGGCGTCGCGCCCTACGTCAAATTGGCGCAGGAGAGCCTCGGCATACAGCTCCCGGCTGACCTCCAAGCGGCGGTCCAGGGTGGGCATATGACCGCGGACGCGGCACGGTATGTCGCCCAGGTGAGAAGCCGTGAACAGCTCGCGGCTTCGCAGCTCACCCGAGTGACGCAGGAGACGACCCAACGCGACCACGCTGAGACTGTGCGTAATTTTCAGGCTCAAGTCGCAGGCGCCGTTTCCGAATGGGAGACAGGGATTCGACGATCTGACCCCGACTACGCGCGCAAAGAGCCCGTTGTTCAGAAGCTTTTGCACGCTGTGGTTCACGAGCGAGGTCCGCCCCGTTCTCCCGCCGAAGCCGTTGAGATTGCTAAATTGGCTTACGAGCAGGCGAATGCGATGGCCTCGCGTTTCGTGCCCAACCCCCGCGCTACGCATCAGGTTCCGAGCAGCATCAATCGGGTCAACGGCGCTCGGAGCGAACCGAAGAGTCTCAAGGAGGCGATTCATCTCGCAATAGAGCGATCGCGTTGACGAGCCCGCGCTCGGAGCGCTTAAGCTATGGCCTTTACGGCTCAAGAGATCACCAATATCGCCAACGCCGCGCTCGACTACTACTGGGCTCGGCCGGAAGAATTCTTCCAAACTCTGCAAGACAAGCCGCTCCTGAAGTGGGCGGAAACCGACCCGAAGAAATTCCCTGGTGGCAAGGGCAACATCAGCGTCGCACTGCATGGGCAGTTTGGCGACGGCACGATTAACTCGACTGTGCAAGGCTACACCCACAACGACACGGTCGGTTTCTTCACCCCGGCCAACATCGTGCGTGGCAATTACCCTTGGCGCGAGCATCACATCGGTCTGACGCTCACGCACACCGAGCTGAAGATGGACGGTATCTCGGTTGTCGACACCAACGCTGAGAACACCACTGAGCACACCGATCGCGATGAGACGGTGCTGGTCAATCTGTTTCAGGACAAATTGTTCGAGCTGGGCGAGCAATATGCGCGTGGCATGAATGGCCTGCTCTGGGGCGACGGCACCGCCGACGCCAAGGCGCTCGCCGGCATGCAGTTCCTGATCTCGGTTGATCCCTCGATCGGCACGGTGGGCGGCCTCGATCAATCGCTCGCCGCCAATTCCTGGTGGCGCAATCGGGCCCGCACCACGGCGTTCGGTCTTAAGGTCACCGGTACGCCGGCGCTTGGCGTTCATGGCGGCGATTCGGTCCAGTCCGACCCGGCGGACGGCGGCGCGCTGATCACCATGCTGCAGAGCGAATATCGCCAGCTTATCCGCTACGGCGGCAAGCCGACGATGGCGTTGTGCGGCTCCGATTTCCTCGGCGCGATGGAAATCGAGGTGCGGGCGAACGGCAATTACTCGATGCAAGGTTTTTCCAATTCGCGTGACGTTTCGGTCGGGCAATTGAGGTACATGGGCACGGAGTTCCAGTACGACCCGAGCCTCGACGATCTGGGCTTGTCGAAGCGCTGCTATTGGTTTGATCCGAAGAAAATCTTCCTGGTGCAGATGACCGATGAGTGGCGGAAGGACCACACGCCGTCACGCCCGGCGAACCAGTTCGTTCTCTACAAGTCGATCACGTCAACTGGGCAGATGATTGCGACTCAGCGCAATTCGAGTCTCGTTATCGAAATCAAGTGACTTGACATCAAGTGAGTGTTGGGTGTCTGTGATCAGACACCCAACAGGAGCAACGCTTGATGAATGGCGCGGAATATCAGCAGGAGTGGCGAAAGCGTAACCCGGAAAAACATGCTGAGCAGCAGCAGGAGTGGCGACGGCGCAACCCTGAACGATGGGCTGAGATTCAACGGGAGTGCTATGCGCGCAATCGTGAGGACCGAAAGCGCCGGCTGCGGGAGTATCGCGCGGTCAATCGCGAGCGCGTTCGAATTGAAGCGATGGCGCGCCATAATCAGCGGTTCGCGACTGAGCCGGAATATCGAGAAAAGCATCGAGCGCATACTCGCCTGGCGCGCGCTAACAAACGCTTTAGCGCCAGCCCACTGGGGGCGCTCTACCGAGAAGAGATCAAGGCTTTCTATTTCGCTTGTCCGCCTGGCATGGAGGTCGACCACGTTCACCCGTTTCGCGTCATGGAGGGCAAGGAACACATCGCTTGTGGGCTGCATGTCCCTTGGAATTTGCAATACCTGACATTGAAGGAAAACCGGACGAAGGGGTCCAAGTTGGCCGCGACGTGCATTTCCTCCCACACAGTCGAGGTTGATTTGGTAACAGTGTAGGGCGTCGGTCCGCACGACGCCCTACATTTTGGAGGACAACATGGACTATGTCGCGTGCAAGATCGCGCTCGGCGGCGACTCGAACAACATCATTTACCGCGGTTCCGACCGGCCGGTGTCGTGGCCGGAGATCCGGGTGCTGCAGCATTTGCACGGCGAAGACAATGTCTTCGATTGTGAATATGTCCGTACCGAGCATGCGCTCGCTCAAGGCGAGAAGATGCGCCTGCTCGGACTTTATGGGGCTGAAGCGGTCAACATTTGCTACCCCGGCTCGCGGCCGATGATGGAGATGGATTTTCCTGGTGACAAGGAGCCGATCGCGATCAAGCGGCCGGAGCGCAAATTGATCGCCGACATCCAGCCGCCAAGCCAGGAGGAGTTGCCGCTACCGCCGGCGCCGCCAGCGAAGGGCAAGCGTCCGCAATCGGCAGAGGTATGAGATGCCGCTGGGCGTCGCGCTGTCGGAGCTGCGTTACGAGCTAAGGGCCGAGATTTATTCGAGCCTTTTGCCGGCGCACGGCCTTTCGGCCGTCGACATGCAGAATGTCATCCTGGAGCGCGCCCAGCGCGAGTTGTGGAATCAATACGAGTGGCCGCACCTTGATTACCGCGTCGACGTCCTCGTCCCGCCTAACACTCAGATGCTTCTTTATGACCCGACAATGCCGTTCCAGAACGTGCTGGGGCTCTGGTTCAATTACGAGCCTGGCGCCCAGCAACCGTGGAAACGGCTGCGCTACGGCTTTGAAGACTGGATCAATGAAAGCCTGCAATCTTTTCCGCCGGTGCGTTGGCGCAATGTGGTGACTGTCAATCCGACGAACGGGCTCACCCAGTTCGACGGTCAGGCGCAGATTTGGCCGGTTCCGACTCAGACGAGTCATATGCGCTGGAAGGGGCAAGCGCCGCTCAATCCGCTCAAGGTCGACAGCGACACCTGCATGATTGACAGTACAGCTATCGTATTAACTGCGGCGGCCGAGCTGCTGGGGGCGCAGAAAAGCGAAACGGCGGCGCTCAAGGGGCAAAAGGCGCAAACCTATATTCGTCGCTTGCTTGGCCGCTCGGGCGCTAACAAGCGCGATATTTCGGCGATGGGCCAGGGGCAACGGGCGCAACCGACCAACTTTAGTGGAGCCACCCCGTACATTGATTATATACCTGGACCTTGAGCCTTGCCGGTCTATCAGATCCAAGATTTTAAGAGCGGGCTGGATCTCCGCAAGAGCTACGCCACCGCCCCCGCTGGTTCGCTGCGGACGCTGCGCAATTGTGTGGTCAGCGCGGGTGCTGAAATCGAGAAGCGCACCGCGTTCATTCAGTGGACCACAGCGCCGGCCATCGGCACTTACGGCGTGCTGTCGCGCAACGGCGAGTTTTTTGTTGTCATCAATGGGCCGGGTCAGATCGTCGATCAGCAACCCGGAGAGCCTGGATACATCCAATTGCCGTTTCCGGTCGGTATGACTCGCGTCGCCGATTGGGACTTGTTCAACGGGCAATTCTACATCGTCATGCTCGGCAGCGACGGTCGCTACTATCATTTTTACAATCAGGTTTTGGTCACCGACGCGATGGCGACCGCCTCGTCGGTGCGCACGTTTGGCTCGAAAATGTATGGCGTCGATGGTCGCTTGCTGCGCTTCTCGGCGATCAACGATCCGACCAAATGGACGCCGCCGGGTGGAACCACCAACGACGGCTCCGGCTATATCGATCTTTCAGCGCAAGACGCTGATTCGACCAACCTGATCGGGCTTGAGGTTTATCTCGGCAACATGGCGATTTTCTCCTCCCTGTCGACCCAGATTTGGAAGCTTGACCCCGACCCTTCGCTCAATCAGTTCGTGCAGCTTCTGCGCTCGACCGGCCTCTTGGCGGCGCAGGGCCTGGTGCAGTTCGGCCAGGACGTGCTCTATGTTTCGTCGCATGGCGTGCGCTCGCTGAAAGTCCAGAATATTTCGCTGACCGCCGGCACCACCGACATCGGCACGCCAATCGACGAAATCTTCCGGCAATTGATCATCCAGAATGGCGCGGCCTGGTTCGCCGGCGCGCGCACTTTGATCCAGCCGCGCAGTGGTCGCGTGATGGTCATCCTGCCGGACCGGATCTACATGCTGTCGACTTTTCAGGAGCCGGCGATCACCGCTTGGAGCAGTTTTGACGCGCCGTTCAATTTTGTCGACGCTTGCGTCGCCGACCCGTGGGTGTTGATCCGGGGCGACGACGACCATCTGTATCTCTACGGCAGCGACGTCACGGCGCAATACGACAATACCGAAGTCGAAGTGATCACGCCGGCCTTGTCGTGCGACAGCTCGTCAAAGAACAAGCTTTTCCATGCATTCGATGTCGGCGCGGAAGGCACTTGGACGCTGTCGGTCGGCTGCGACCCGAACAATCAGGCGACTGAAGAAACGGTCGCCACTTTCACCGGCTCGACCTTTATTAATCCGACAATGAGTATGCCGGAATTGAGCACCCATATTTCGCTGCGCTTTCGCACCACTGACGCGAGCCGCGCCCGCATCGGCCAGGTCAACCTGATTTTTGATGACGGGAGCACCGATTGATCGCCGGCCTGACGCCCTATGGGCTCGAATTCGTGCTCGGCAATTTGCGTGACGCCGACGAAGCGGAACTGCGGGCGACGATCTACCAGGGCAGCGCGGAGGCGACCGTCAAGCTGATTAGCTCGATCCCTGGGCCGAAATGGGAGGCGCGCGTCGAGAGCGACGGCGAGCCGGCGGCGATTGGCGGCTTCGTCCCGGTTTGGCCGGGCATGGGGTCGGGCTGGATGTGGGGCACGGACCGCTGGGATGAGGTGATCATCGAGGTGACGCGGGCGATGAAACAGCATATCCTGCCCACGCTCGACGCCCGTGGCGTGCACCGCATCGAATGCCGCGCCATGGTCAGCAACGTCGCTTCGATCCGCTGGCTGAAAATGCTCGGGTTCAAGCAAGAGGCCGTTACCGCCCAATTCGGCCAGGGGCGCGAGGATTTTGTCCTCTGTGCGCGGACGGTGGGCCATGCGGCACGACGTCATTGACAATCTGAGGTTTCGGATCTGCAAGCCGGATGAAGTCGCGCCGCTCGTCACGCAGTACGGCGCCGACCATTTCACCGAAGGCGGCTTTGCCGAATTTTCGACTTTCGATCTCGAACGGGCGATCCGCGAAACGCGGGCCCTGGTCGAACGTGACGACACGCCGTTCATTATGGCCGAGATTGGGAACGAATTCGTCGGCTGGATGAGTTGGACGATGATGCATGTCTTTACCATCGCGCCGATCGCGGTCTTGTGGACAATCTATGTGCGGCCGGAATATCGGCATGGCGCAGTCGGCCGGCGGCTCATCTGGTCGGCCATGGACATCGCGAAGAAGGAGGGCGCCTGCGCTTTCTTCGCCACCGTCGCGCCAAATTCGTACGGGGGCCAAGCGCTCTGCCACTTGTTTCGCGAGTTTGGATTCAGTCCGATGGGCGGTGCGTTTTCGAGGGCGCTCTGATGTCTGGCTCAACCCCCACCAACACGTCAGCCGTCGATTTCGAGAAACAGCAGGCGGCTGAAGCCGATGCGAAAGAAGCCGCCCGTCAGGCTTCGCTGCAGCAGGGTCAAACGGCGATTGATCAGATTTTCAGCGGCTCGCCGGTAATGGGGACGAAGACCAGCAATTTTGACTGGTCGACCTTCACACCGGGATCGGGGAGGATGCCGGCGAGCGGCATGCCTGCGGGTTACACCGCGGTGCAGGTTCCGGCCGCGACAACGAGCCCGACAGGCGCAACCGCGCCGTCACGGTCTGGCGTCGTCGGCATGAACACCAACAACACGCCGATCTATGCGCCGACTGCCAGCGCGGCGTCGTCATTCGCTGCGTCCGCTCCGAGCTGGGGCCTCGAAGACGCTAGCGGCAAGATCACCAAGCAAGGCGATCCGCTCAGCATCACGTCACAATATGACACTGGCCAGCGGACCGGCGGTTTCGATGACGCGTTTTATAACGACTACAAGCAGAAGGTGCTCGATTATTACCAGCCCGACGAGCAGCGCCAATATGACCAGGCGCAGCGCGATCTGACCTACAATCTGGCCCGCGCTGGCACGCTGCAATCCTCGACCGCGGGCGACAAGATGGGCGAGCTGGCCTACAACGATGCCATCCAGAAGGCGAACATTGTCGCCAACGCCAACGCCCAGACCGGCAATCTGCAAAACCAGATTCAGGCGAACAAGGAATCGCTGATCAATCAGCTCTACGCCACCGACGATCCAACGCTGACCGCTAACCTGGCCGAGTCGAGCGCGGCGGCCAGCCGGATGCAAGACCCGACCTTGACGCCGGCGGCAGGGTTGTTCGCTCCGGCGCTGACGGCGGTCGGGTCGGCGTACAACGCGTACAACAGCCCTTACACTGTGGTGCAGCCGGGGGCGACGACGAATCCCGCCATGGTGAGTCCGACACCGGCGTCGTCGAGCGCATCATCGGGCAAGACCACTTACGGATAATGGGAGGCGACGATCTGCGACCCGATTTCAGCTATCGCACTCGCCGGCTCAGCGATCTCCGCCGGGGTTGGTTATATGGGTCAGCAGGCGACGGTGAGCGCTCAGAACCAGGCCAACCAGGATTGGGAAGCCACGCAGACGGCGGCGGCGCAGGCGGCGGCGCAGAAGGACGCCATCAATCAGCAGAAGGCGCAAGCGGCGCTCAACGTGGCGCAAGACAAGCTCTCGCCGGCGAACCAGACCCAGACGCAGCAGACCGCGGCGACCGGGCTCAACACCCAGATGTTGACCGGTTCGCCGGCGGCGCCCGATTCCAACATCAAGATCCTTGGCCAACCGCAGGCCGGCGCCGACACCTCGGTCAGCTCGGATATGGCGACGCGGGTCACCAACGCCGCCAGGGAGGCGCAGGGGCGCATTGCGGCGCTCGCTGGCCTCACGTCCTATGGCGGCGGCTATGGCGACATGGGCTCGTCGGCAAACATGGCGCTGGCCAATTCGGCGGAGGGCATCAATCTCGCCTCCGACTTCCGCAAGGGCGACACCGCAACGCTCGGGGTCACTCAGCAGATTCAACCGATCCAATACGCGCAAGGTTCGAATATCGCCGGGTCGCTTGCCGGTTCGCTCGCCGGCATCGCCGGCAAGGGCTTGGGCGCATCACTGAAGCTGGCTAACACCGCGGGAGGCTAAAATTCCTGGAATCTATGTCAACGACGGCGGCGCGACCTCCAGCGCGCTCGGCAACATTCTTGGCGGCATCGCCACCAATATGGACCCGAAGACCCAGGCTGAGGCGCAGCTCCTGCGCGAGCAGACGATCCAGGCCGATTTAGCCAACCAGCTCAAGCAGGCGACGGTGCAGGGCATCGCCGGCATCCCCGGAACCTTGAGCGCCGCCAATGCAGACCCGACTGGTGGCGGCGTGGCCGGCGCGCTCGCCAATATCGCGCAGCCGCCGGGGGCGGGGCCTGCGCCTGGAACCTTCGGGGCGCAGAATATCACTTCCGGCTTCTCGCCTTTCGCCAAGGTGCTGGCGGGCAGCTATGCGGCCGATCCGGGGATGGCGAATGTCGGAACTGGTGTCAATCTCGGCAAGGATATCACGACGGGTCCGGGCAGCGACTTCCCGACAGCGAACGCGGGGGTGCTCGCGCACACCGCGCCACAGCACGTCGGCCCGAGCGACACGTTGGTTATCAACCCGACGAAAGGCGCCGCGCCAGGCAACGTTATCACTGGGCAATCGTCTTATGGCGACACGGTCGCGCATACGACCGGCGCGTCGAACCCGGCGTCGGCCGAGCACGACATCAGTCAAGGCGCCGACGCCACCGTTAATCTTGGCAAGGCGCAAGGCATCCTGGCGCTCTACAATGCGGTTGTCGCGCCGGAGGCGACGGCGGGCGGCATAATGACTGAAACCATGGTCAAGAATGCTTCCGATTACCTCAACCTTCCAGTCGACCAGATTTTGAAGATGGGGGTACCAGGGGTCAAAGCCGAGATCCGCACGCGCTTCGCGAGCATGGTTTCGAACTTGCGCGACAATATGGGTCAGCCGATGTTCAAGGGCGGTCTGCCCCAGATCATGGCGCAATTCCCCGATCCTGATCTTGAGCCCGCCCGATTCCGTAGCATGGTGCAGACGCTGCAGACGACGCTGCAGCAGCAGGCGGCGGATGGCGACGCTGCGATCAAATATTACGCCCATCCAACCCCGGAAGCTTACGTTGCCTTGCTGCAGCAAAAAGCGGCGAACGCCGCCAACGCCAAAGCCGCTTTCGCCTCGGCCGGCGTGCAGGACAAGGAGGGCGAAGGTGGCGGTGGTGGCGGTGGGGGCGGTGGGGCGCCTCCCGGCTTTGCGGCGGCTTCGGCCCACTTAAAACAGCACCCCGAGCTGCGGGAGGCTTTCGACGCGAAATACGGTGCAGGGGCCGCCGCAAAAGTTTTAGGTCAATAAACGATGGCCAACGTTTTTGATGCTTTCGATCCTCCGCAGACGGCAACGCCGCCACAAACGGCAACGCCGCCACAAACGGCTAAAGCGCCTAATCCGTTTGATGCTTTTGACCCTCCAGCAACAATTGCGTCGACGCCAGCCGCAGCCCCGCCGACTCCCTGGATCACCAACTGGTCGCATGGCGGCGACGTGACGCTGCCGCAATCCTGGCAGGATTTTGGCAACGTAGCGGGCGAGCAGGCTTCAGCGGGGGCCTCGCTCCCGATGGAGAGGGCGGAGAGTCAATGGAAAGGTCAACCCCTCGATCTGCCGACGCAGTTGGCGCAACTCGACGCGGCGAAGGCGCGGCTTGGCCCCGTGGCTTCGGGGGTCGCGGATACGCTCGGATATTATGCAAGCCCAACGAGCTTGTTAAATTGGATTCCTGGCGCGGGGGGAGGTTTGGCTGGTGCGTCCCATGAAGGACTCAAAAGTTACTTCGAAGGCGGCGACGTCCCTGCGAACGTAATCAAGGGTGCGGTTACGGGGGGCTTGGGCACGGGGGTCGCTCATGTGCTGAGTAGCCCG